AGCGAAAGAGAAAGCGGTGTCCAGAGTAGCAGCAGATTCGGCGAGCAATTCGCCGGTGTCACGGTTGAGGTGTGAAACGTCACCGTAAACGGGTTGTCCTTTGGTGGGTGGAAGCATACCGATACGCTGGTAACGTTCCACAATGTGGTTGATATCGCACTCAAGAGCGTGCGATTGACGAGTCTTCGAAGGTTTGGTGAACGTCATCGAAAAGCGTTTGACAGCGCGTTCGCGCGTGCCTTCGTAATTGTGAGACATGATTATTTCCTCAATGGCATAGGCCGACCGGAATGCGTCGGCACAGACGGATGTTGACCCGGGCCAACAGGGTTGGCACGAGTACCGGGTTTGGCCGAAAACGGCGGAAGATCAGGCTTCATGTAATAGTCGTAAAGCTTTTGCAAAAGCTCGTTGGCGATTTTATACGGCAACTTCATAAACTCATTTTTCTCAATCTCAAGACCGAGATTTTTTGCTTGCGCAGCAAGATAAGCAGCCTGCGCAGCAGTCGTTTTCGTTTCCTCAATCGTCTTGAGATTTTGAGCAGGAAGATTTGCAGTAGTACCAGTCTTAAGAGCAGTGTCAGCAGCGACGTTAGCAGCTCGCTCACGCTCGGTAATGGTTTCCTGCGCAGTCTTAGCCTGTTGCTGTTGAAGAAGTTTAATCGTCTCGTCATTGACACGACGAACAGAAGCAGCAGAGGAGCCCGCCGAAAAGGCGGACCCCGCTTTAGCATCAGACGTCGTTGCAGTAGGCGCAGAAGGTGTAGAAGCAGGAGAACCAACCGCGAGAATGCGGTTAAGGCCAGCGGCTTCAAGATCCTTGGCGGCCCGCTGATAGGCGGTGTTACTCATCTCACGCTGAAAGCGACGGGAATCCTGAGCAGAACCGAGGTTCTTTTTAGATGCATAAACCATGGAACCCACATCGCCGAGAGCAGAGAAAGCACCTTGGATAGCTCCGCCAGCAGACTTGCCAGCGGAGAGGAGTTGCTCAAGCATAAATCACCTCACAGATGGTCAATCAGACCGGGAACGGAGTAGACCGGCATCGGACGATCCGATTTAACGTCGAACCAGAAATCCGCAAGGAAATGCGGTTCGGTAGAGACGGCAATAATCCGGTCAATGGGCGGGTTTTCAATGATGAACTCATCATTGAGGACGGGCAGGTTTTCAAAATCCTGCGAAAGGTGCCAGACATCAAGACTGGCGGACGAGTTGGAAGCGAAGCGGCCGGTAATACGGGACAACATGTAACGGTATTCGGCCCAGCGTTCCTGATAACCGAAAACTTCGTCATCGGCCGGAGCGCCTTGGAAATAAATTTCCTTGTTAAGAACGGCCTGTTCGCCGAGGTGAGCGAAAGCGGGCCAGTAGAACTCATTGCGAGTCTGGCGGGACCACTTGCGGTCAATGCCTTGCTGATAGGTGAGGTCAGCGCGAACAGACGCGAGACCAATAATGATGCCGTGTTCCGTAAAGCTCTTGGAAAAGCCAGCGGTGTTGGTACCAGTACCGATGGCAGCAAGGTTGGCCTGCGGGGTACCGGTAACAGCGGGAGCGGTCGAAGCGACCGGATTGATGTTTACGTGGTTGGAGCCGCCACCGAGATATTCGGGGCGCTGCAAACGGGCGTCGTCGGAGCGCACGCCAAAATGAGCAAGGATCAACTCGATATAACGAGTTCCGCCGCGGGCGTCACGCTCAAGCAGGCGCTGAACCTGAAAGGCAGTACGAAGGTCGTTGATGGTAACGCCGGTGGAATTGGCGAGGTCCGCATAAGCGGCGCCGGGATCGGTGACTTGCACCTGACCGGCAAACCACGTGTCCTCAGACGTGCCAGGCGGAGACGGGGCGGACAGCTGACCACCGGACTGGGTCTGGATGATGCCGTAGGACGTGTTGTCGGACCGAGCGCGAGCAGTCCACGGGGCAAGGTTGGCAGTAACGCCGACCATGGGGTCGCCACCGGGAATAACGATGTTGGCAGACGTGCCAAGAGGAACGGTAACGGGGTCGCCTTTCTGAGGCCACGGGAGGCAAGACGTGAAATAGTCCTTGCGCTTGCCGCGGGGGTAACAGGAACCGGCATCTTCAAGATCGGACCAGTTGTCGGGGCCAGCACCGAGGGGAACGGGAATGCGATCCTGCAAGTTCTGGTCTCGATACCACTCATTCCAGATCAAAGCATAAGCCCGGAAATAAAGCGCGGAAACGGACGCATCAGCAGCAGCGCCGGGTTGCAAGGGAAGACCCATGTAGCTAACGACCGAGTCAGGGGCAAAGCCACTGAGATCAAGCTCGGTCTGCGGAATAGAATAATCATTCGGATCATCGTCGGGATTACGACGTTCGCCCATGAATTCCTGCCAGTTGTCCCAGACAAGGCGCATGGGAACGAACCAGAAATGCATGTCCTGATAGATGTTGTCCATGATGGGTTTAAGGGGCGTAGCGAGCCGCGAAAACTGCGTGCATTTGACGTGGTGCGAATCGCCGGGCAGGACTTCGTCCAGATAGACGGGAATCAGCTTGCCGGCGTCGTAAGTGGTCTTGTGGGCGTGCGAGCGGTCGAAACGGGAACGAGGAATATCAGCAGAAGGAACATTGGAAAAATGCGCTTGCGCAGTCATCACGGACGGTTGTTTGAAATACGGACCAGTCATGATTAATACCTCAAAGTTGAACAGCAGGGATAGGCGGGGCGAAGTGTTGAACAAACGTAGAAACAGTCATCAGCGGAGCGCGAGAAAAATTCCATTCGGATTCGACATCCATTTGCATGTTGTCGACGAGAACAAGAACGTAAGCGTCGTCAGGATCGTGGGGATAAGCCTTTTGGAGGCTAGCCGCAAATTCGTTGCGGGTTGAAGACACAGCGGGTGAACGCGTACCGGTTTTTTTGTCGATCAATTGGAAAAAACATTTCATGGATCACCTCTCATAAGACGGTTGATAGTGGCCGAGAGCGGCACAGACGTAGCGAAAAAAAAGCGTATTGAACGCTTGAGATTTGTAAAAAGTTTTGGTGTTAACACAATTCACAACTCACCTCGGATGCGTTTGGTTTTCTGAACGGCATTAACATGCCGTGATTTTTGTTGTTGCCAGCTCTTAGCCGGACGCGCTTGCGCCTCAGCTCTGCGCGCTGCTTTAAGGTCATCGAAATCTTCCCGAGTGAAAAAATATTCAGGCAGCGGATACTCGCGCCCTTCAATGGTAATAGAGCCAGTACGACGAATGTCGTCTTCAAATTTTGCAATGTATGCGGCACCGAGACCGGGCCGACGAGAAGGGAGTTGAAAAACGTCAGGATCGCCAATTTTTTTGGCGACATAACCGACGGTATAACAGATCGTAGAGTAAGTGGCAGGGGTGGTGGTCGTATGACCAAGGCCCCAAATTTCGTTCAATTGTGGCGAGATAAAATGCTCCCCGTTAAACGGGGTAGCGTCGCCCATGAAATCAGCGCCAAAGATGATGGCGTGATAGTGGGGACGGCGGGTCTGATCGCCGTATTCGCCGCAGGCGAAATAACGAATGTGGGGGATTTTCTTACGAAGACGACGGAAGAACTTTTGCAAGTGTTCTTTGTGAACCTTGCCATCGGGGGGCAGGTTGTCGTCGCTGTAGGTCAGGGTAATAAATGATGCCAAACGGTAGTCGGAATGGACGGGTTCCATTAACTCGCAAGCACAACGTATAGCCCACTGTTGGGCCCGAGCGGCATTGCAGGTTTCGCATTTGCCGCAGGGAACGGCCATTTCAACGCGGTAAGTGTTCAACCGCTTGTCATAAAAAACCCCCTGATCGCCTATTTTGGGGCGCAGGGGGTTGTCTTCACGGAAAGAGGCTAGATCGCGAACGATCATCGCCTGACGGGGGCAGCCCATGGGGTCTGCAGGAGGTCAGAAGCGAATACCACCGCGACTAACGGTGCTGTGGTTGCGGGGGTTAACGCGCCGGGCAGTACGGCGGAAACCCTTGTTGCTTACGCGAGAACGCTTCATGTGACCTCCGGGGTAGGGGTCCCGAGGGTCGGGACCAGTAGTGCATGCATGGACGAGGAGAGCATGCACAGGGTAGCGGACGAACCGGGGTGACGTAAAGAGGGGGAACCGGACAAATCCGGGGGCAGGTATGCCCCCGAATTTTCCGGTTGACAGGAAGAGAAAGATAGTATCTGGACTAGGTAGCAGGAGCGGGAACGGGTGGAGCAGGTGCAGCAGGTGGAGCAGAAGAAATAGCGGGAGGTTGTTGGGTATAGGTGGAAGCGAAAGAGAAAGCGGTGTCCAGAGTAGCAGCAGATTCGGCGAGCAATTCGCCGGTGTCACGGTTGAGGTGTGAAACGTCACCGTAAACGGGTTGTCCTTTGGTGGGTGGAAGCATACCG